ACGTAAAACAAGAAGAAAAAAGAAGTAGTATATATTTAGGATTTGCAAACCAAATTCTTTTTTTAACAGAAATAGTTCAATCCTGTTCGAGAAAAGTTTGTTGCTTTATTACCACCTAGTTTAATATATTATTATTATAAAGGAGGTTGTTATGGCATTAAAGACTTATGTACTTACAATAGAATATGATGAAGAATCTGAAGAGGTTGAATATTTAACTGAACAGTGTGTTGAAGAAGAGTTTGAATGTCTTGTAGACGACCTTGATATTAGTCAATACTGGGATGAGGAAACAATGAAGCTTATAAGCGAGATTTATGACGTAGGTATATCTTGATGAGTATTTATAAAATGCTTCGCATTTTGGTTATGGAGGTGTATGCGTAGATATAAGATAGGTAGGATATGGCATAATGTCTATGAAGATATTGGTGATGTACCTAAAGATATAATAGTTGCGCCTGATTGGCGTAATGCAGACATAGGGGAATGGGTGCTTGCGGATGATGGGTGTGTTGTCCAGGTGCTTAGAAGAGGCAAAATGAAGACGGCCAAAGGGCGGAATAAGGTCAGAGAATACGTCGGGACATGTACTGGCACGTTTGTTACAAGCGGTACAGCAAAGATGGATACTTCTAAAAGAGAAAATATCTATTCTTTCGGAGGGAAAAATAGAAATGACGTTCTCTTGGATCGGACCACACTCTCTGGGCCTGAAGAGCTTTTTGTACACTACTATGCATCTGGCATGTCCCCAAGGGAAGCTTATTTAAAAGCATTTCCTACAAATAAGCCTACATATGCAAATATGATGGCAGGTAAATTGGTTAAAACCGAAAGGATAAGAACTGCTATGAAAGAAGAGTTAAAGCCTGTATGTGAAGAACTAGGTATTAATGAGGAGATGGTTCTTAAAGGTATTAAATCTGAAGCTATGGGCGCTGATAAAGCAGATACAAGATTAAAAGCATTATTTAAATTATCTGATATATTAGATATGGAAGATAAGAATAGTGCTAAAATAACGCAAGTAAGTGGAGCTGTATTTCAAGGATTTACAGATAATATGATAGAAAAAGCAGAAAGACCTAAAGAGATAACAGAATAATATGCCAGGATACCCAGATAGATCAAAGCAAAGAAGTAATAATAGCATTATAGGCATGTCTAATTCTGTAGGTAATAATGATAAAACAAATAATAGTTTAGCAGGTAATTCAAACTACAATACAGATTTATTAAGTTTGTTAGGTAAAAGTCTATATAGTGAGTATGGTAGTAAAGATGCAATGGAAAAGGCTTTGTTTGGATTGACATTTACTAAAAAGCTTTAATGGCAAATATAAATAAACATAATGTGAGTCAGCAAGAAGAAGCACTAAGACTGGCTCAAAATGATATGATTGCATTTGGTAAATTATTTTTAGCAGATGACTTTGGGCGAAGTGAATCGCCATTTTTTCATTATGAGATTGCAGATGCAATTATGGATAAAAGTATTAGAGAGCTGGCTATTATTATACCGAGGGGTCATGGCAAGACGGTTCTGACTAAATGTAGTATCTTGCGTGATTTTTGTTTTACTAAGGAGCCATTATTTTACGGTTGGGTCGCTGCCAGCTCTAAAATATCAGTACCTAACTTAGATTATATTAAATATCATTTAGAATTTAATGATAAGGTTAAGTACTTTTTTGGGGATCTAAAGGGGAGGAAATGGACAGAAGATGATATCGAACTTAAAAACGGTTGTAAGCTCATATCGAAAAGTAATTTATCAGGTATTCGAGGAGGAGCTAAATTACATAAAAGATACGATCTCATTGTGCTCGACGACTTTGAAGATGAGAATAATACCATTACGGCAGAGTCTCGCGCTAAAATTTCGAATCTTATTACGGCAGTGGTTTTCCCTGCTTTGGAGCCTCATACAGGTAGGCTTCGTCTTAATGGAACGCCTGTTCATTTTGACAGCTTCCTTAATAATCTCATGGTGGCGAGAGAGCAAGCCAGGGACAAAGGGACAAAATTTACCTGGAAAATAATTACATATAAGGCATTATTGCCTCAAGGTACTCCTTTATGGCCATCCTGGTTTGGCGAAAAGGAGATGGAAAGAAAGAAAAAGTTTTACGTAGATTCAGGTCAACCTCAGAAGTTCTATCAAGAATATATGATGGAAGTACAATCTGCAGAAGACGCGATATTTACCAGGGAACATATTAAATATTGGGATGGAGATTTTTCAAGAGATAATGAAACAGGTATTAATTACATTGTTGTGCAAGGAGAAGATCCTAAGCCTGTTAATGTTTTTGTTGGAGTGGATCCAGCTACTGACAGTGCTAGGAGGGATAGTGACTTTAGTGTACTTCTTGTGGTGGCCGTTGATGCTAACAACAATATTTATGTTATTGATTATATTCGTAAGCGTTCTTTACCTGTACTTGGAATACCAGGTGACGCTCGAAGAGGGATTGTTGATCATATTTTCGACTATAACAACATTTATGGTCCTAATCTTTTTACGATTGAAGATACTACTATGTCACGTCCCATATTTCAAGCAATTATTGCAGAAATGAAAAGAAGGAATGATTTTAACGTTAAATTTAGAGAAGAAAAGCCTGGCAACAGAATGGGTAAAAGAGATAGGATTCAAGAAATTCTAGCTCAGAGGTTTGCTGTTGGACAAATACATATTAAAAAGAATCAATATGAACTTCAGCACGAAATTATTACATTTGGCCCACGTATGGGACATGATGATACAATTGATGCCTTGGCTTACTCCTGTAAGTACGCACATCCTCCAACACATGTAGGTGAGCGTAAAGGAGAATATTATAAGAAAAAACCACAAGCAAAAAATTGGGTAACAGCATAATGGATTATAATACAGAAGATAGAGAGTTTAGTATAGAAACTCCATTTGTTTCTGTTAAAAGTGATAGCGGTAATCATTTTATAGATATTGCATCAGTACTAGGTATTGTTTGTATATTATGGATTGGGAAAACAGTAATAAAAAGGATCATTGATAAAATATGAATGGTAAAGGTGATAAATATAGAGTAAAATGGTCAAAAGAATATGAATTTAATTTTAATAAAATATTTAAAAAGGATAATGAACAATGCCAAAATTTGGAAAAAGATCAAAAGAACGTTTAGCAACATGCGATAAGAAATTGCAGGAGGTTTTTAATGAAGTTATTAAACACGTGGATTGCTCAGTACTCGAAGGTCACAGAGGTCAAGAAAGACAAGACAAGCTTTTTGAAGAAGGTAAAACAAAAGTTAAATATCCGAACGGTCGTCATAATGCTAGTCCTAGTAATGCAGTCGATATTACTCCATACCCTGTGGACTGGAAAGATAGAGAGCGTCAAACGCTTTTTGCTGGATTTGTAATAGGCATTGCAAAAGGTATGGGTGTTAATCTTCGTTGGGGAGGAGATTGGGATCAAGATTTTGAAGTACAAGACAATAAATTTGATGATTTCCCCCATTTTGAAATAAAAGAATAGAGGATATAAATGGCAAGAAAAGACAAGACAGCTGACAAAATAAAGAATCTATATGATCGTGCTAATAGTCATAGTAGAGTTCAATGGGAATATATAAATCAAAAAGGATTTGATTTCTCAAATGATAACCAGCTAAGCGAAAACGAAAGAGCTGCGTTAGCAGATCAAGGTATGCCTACATTTACTATTAATAGAATTACTCCTATTGTAGAAATGTTAAATTTTTATGCAACAGCTAATAATCCAAGATGGCAAGCTGTAGGTGTAGATGGTTCTGATTCTGATGTTGCTGCAGTCTTTTCTGATATGGCAGATTATATATGGAATTTATCTGATGGTAATTCTTTATATTCTAATACTATAAATGATTGTATAACTAAATCTGTTGGTTACATGATGGTAACTGTAGATCCAGATTCTGATAATGGTATGGGTGATGTTATGATAAAACAACCTGAGCCATTTGATGTATTTCCTGATCCTAAATCTAGAGATATATTATTTAGAGATGCTGCTTACATATTGGTTAGAAAGGTATTACCTAAAAATCATTTAATGCAATTATTTCCTGAATTTAAAAATAAGATTAAAAATGCTAATAGTCAAGAAAATGAAAACAATTTTTCAGAAAAATCATTAGATGCATTTAGAAAAGATTTTACTACAAAAGATATAGGTAGATCAGAGTCAATTAATTCTGATGGAAGTGAAGATCAGTTAATAGAATTTTTTGAAATGTATGAAAAAGTTAAAGTATCATATATGAATGTATTCTATCAAATCCCTCCAGAAGAAGAAGAGTTACAGCAAATACAACAACAAGTTCAAGTGCAAATGCAAGAAATGCAAGCTGAAATGGAAGTTCAAATGTTAGAACAACAACAGCAAATGCAAATGGCTGTAGAGTCTGGAGAAATGCTACCTGAGAACTTGAAATGCAGAAAGCTCAAAAAATGATGCAAGATCAATTAGCTACTGCTGAGCAAGAAATGATGAGCGAAGCTCAAGCATCTATTACTAAAATAGAGAATGTAATTATGTCTGAAAAAGAATATAAGATTAAAATTACAGATCCAGAATTTGAAAAAGTAATTGTAGATGCTATACAGTTTTATGGTACAAGAATGCAACAAACATGCGTTGCTGGCGATAAAACATTGTATAAAAAAGTATTACCAGAAAATATAACAGAGTATCCTATTGTTCCATTTCATTTTAAATGGACAGGTACTCCATTCCCTATTTCAGCGGTCTCACCGTTAATAGGCAAACAACGAGAATTGAACAAAGCCCACCAGCTAATGGTACATAATGCAAGTTTAGGTTCTTCCCTTCGTTGGATGCATGAAGAAGGTTCTATAGACACTGATTTATGGGAACAATACTCAAGCTCTCCAGGAGCTTTATTACCTATTAGGCCAGGAGCTACTCCTCCTACACCCGTACAACCTATGCCTTTATCTAATTCATTTTTTGGAATAGTTAATGAAGGTAAAAATGATATGGAATATTTAGCAGGTATATATGCTGCTGCTCAGGGAGATACAGGTGCTCAACATGATACTTATAGAGGTATGCTTGCTATGGATGAGTATGGAACTCGAAGAGTTAAGCAATGGCTTAAAGCATCTGTTGAACCTGCATTAAGACAAATGGGCAGAGTTGTTCAACAGTTTTCACAAGCTGTATATACTGCGCATAAAGTATTTAGAATAGTTCAGCCAAGTGCATTGCAAGAAGATAGAGAGATAGAAATAAATGTTCCAATGTATAATGATCTTGGAGAAGCTATAGGTAAGTTTAAAGATTATTCTGGTGCTAAATTTGATGTTAGAATTGTATCTGGTTCTACATTGCCTGTTAATAGATGGGCTTATTTAGCTGAGTTAAAAGATCTTATGAACTTAGGTGTTATAGATGATATAGCAGTATTAGCTGAAACAGATATAAGAAACAAAGAAAATATAGCTAAAAGAAAAAGTTTGTATGCTCAACTACAAGGTCAATTAGGATCTTTAGAAGAAGCAGTTAAAGATAGAGATGGTACTATCGAAACATTACAAAGACAATTAGTACAGGCTGGTATTAAAAATCAAGTTATGCAAGCTACTGTAGAGATAAACAAGGAAAAAGAAGAAGTTAAATCTGATATTAAAGAAGAATACAGAGATACCAGTGCTAAACAAAAATTATTGCGTAATGTAATGGAGTCTGAGGTCGATAAAGCCACTAAAGAAGTGGGATTAGCGGTCAAAGAAGCTCAAGGTATTGTAAAAAATAATTTGGATACTAACACCGACACTTAATATATTACCATAAATGTTTTTTAACATAAATCAGGAGAAACCATTAATATGGAAGAAAATAATACAGGTAACCCAAGTACTGCAGATCAGCAAAAAGTAGCTGATGATGCAATATTTGGCTCCTCGGAAAATTTCTTTGGGGAACTAGAGCAGCAATCCAATGGAGGTATAGCTGACGAAGATTTTACTCCTACAGAGGAAACCCAAGATGTAGCTGGCCCGAATCAATCGGTAACCCAACAAACTACTCAAGGCTCCAATAATACTGTAGATTGGGATAGTGAGGACAATCCTTATAAAAAGCGTTATAGCGATTCTACTAGAGAAGCGCAACGTTTAAATAACGATATAAAAGATTTAAAGCCTTTTGTACCAGTCCTAGAAGCGATGAAAAACGATAGTGGCCTTGTAGATCACGTTCGTAGTTATTTGGTAAATGGTGGTTCGCCCACCAAATC